AGTGACAGACAGCTTTGAACTTGGCACATTAGATGTGTCGGCACTAAACGACTGCACTTATATGTTCTCTTAATTAATAAAAACATAGAAGGAATAGATAAGATGGCGAATACAACGAGAAGTAAACAGGAAGCATTCACAACACCGATAGGTATTGCACAGTACCCTTGGGTTAACACACCAAGTACAAAGTTTGTACCAGAAGGTGAGTTTAGTTGTGGTCTTACATTAACAAAGGAAGAAGGAGATGCAATCATCCTTAAACTTACACCTCTTCTTGAGGAAGCTAACGCAGAGAAAGCTAAGGAGTTAGGTAAGAAGGTAAAGACATACGAGTTACCTTTGGAGTTGGATGGTGATACATATAAGTTAAAGAGTAAGTTAAAACCAGTGAATGGTACAAGGAAAGACGGTACTAGTTACACTCGATCACTTGGATTGTTTGATTCAAAGGGAAACCCTTGGGATAAATCAGTCATTATTAGAGGTGGTTCAAAGGTACGGTTAAACTTGCGTCCGAAGGTCTGGTTTGCACCGTTACTTGGAGTGGGTATCACATTGGAGATCATGGCTTTACAAGTCATTGAGTTAGCAGAGGGTGGACTATCCGAGCAAGCTGCTGAAAGCTTTGGTTTTACTGAAGTTGAAGGTGGGTATGTTAACGGAGGTGAAACACTTGACCAAGCACTCGATGTCGAAGACGAAGAAGAAATTAAAGCAGACTTTTAGGTCTGGATTTGAAGAGAGAATAGCATCACAGCTTAGACGAAATGGTATAAAGTATTCTTACGAGTCGTTAGTCATTGAGTACGAGCGACTGAGTACATATACTCCTGACTTCATCCTCCCCAACGGAATCATTATTGAAACCAAGGGGAGGTGGGTCTCGGAGGACAGGACAAAACATCTGTTAGTAAAGCAACAACATCCTGACTTAGACATTAGGTTGTTATTTCAGAATGCTTACAACAAGATTCGTAAGGGTAGTAAGACAACCTATGCAATGTGGTGTGAAAAGAAAGGAATATTATATGCACATAAACAAATACCAAAGTCATGGCTTTCACTAGAACGCATCAGCAGTGTTCAAAATGTGGATCGAGTGACGGTCTCAGTATCAACGAAGACGGAAGCACAAAATGTTTCGTCTGTGATACATACAGTAGAGGCAAACAACTAACTACAACAATGACACAACCAACAACCAACACCTCATTCATCACTGGAAAAGCACAGGAGATTGCAAGGAGGAACTTAACTAAGGAGACCTGTCAGAAATGGGGGTATCACATTGGAACACACAACGGAGAACCAGTACACATTGCTAACTACAAGAGTAGGAATGGAGCACTTGTCGCACAGAAACTACGATTCAGTAACAAAACTTTTTCTATTAAAGGAGAGCTGTATGGGTTATATGGTCAGCACCTTTGGAGTAGTGGTGGAAGAAGAGTAGTGGTATGTGAAGGTGAGATCGATGCACTATCTGTTAGTCAGGCATTCGGAAACAAGTGGGCAGTAGTATCTGTACCTAACGGAGCAGGTGGAGCAAAGAAGTATGTGGAACAAGCTATTGATTGGTTAGAGTCCTTTGAAAAGGTAATCTTCTGCTTTGATAATGATGATCCAGGACGAGACGGAGCTGCAAAATGTGCAGCCCTACTGACTCCTGGCAAAGCACACATTGCAGAACTACCTTTGAAGGATGCTAATGATATGTTAGTGGCAAAGCGTAGCGAGGAGATGGTGAATTGTCTGTGGCAAGCGAGAGAGTACAGACCTGATGGGATAGTAAGTGGAGAGGATATATGGCAAGCTGTTATAAAGGAGGATACTTCTGAATGTCAGCCTTATCCGTATGCTTCACTTAATAACATGACACATGGACTGAGGAGAGGGGAGTTGGTGACACTTTGTGCTGGATCAGGGATAGGTAAGTCCTTGTTCTGTCGTGAAGTTTGTCACCATCTTCTCAGCCTTGGTGAGACGGTAGGTTATATCGCACTGGAAGAATCAGTCAGAAGAACTGCACTTGGTATCATGGGCATCCATCTGAATAAACCATTGCACTTAGAGAATGACTTGAAGGAAGAGGAGTTACGCAAAGCATTCGATGAGACAATGGGTAACAAGAACTTCTATACCTATGACCACTTCGGAAGTACGGAGAGTGATAACCTGTTAAGTAAGATCAAGTACCTGTGCAAAGGATTAGGATGTAAGTGGATATTCCTTGACCATCTATCTATTGTAGTTAGTGGTATTCAAGGAGATGATGAACGACGGTTAATTGATAACACGATGACACAACTGAGGAGCTTAGTAGAAGAGACAGGATGTGGAATGGTACTTGTGTCACACCTTAGAAGACCACCGAATGGTGGAGGACATGAAGAGGGTGGAGTCACTAGGTTATCTGACCTGAGAGGTAGTCATTCGATACCACAACTCAGTGATATGGTAATAGGATTGGAGAGACATCAACAAAAAGAAGACAATAACGAAACAAAAGTAAGGGTCTTAAAGAATAGATTCTCAGGTGAGACTGGGCTTGCTACTACCTTGTTATACGATCAAGACAGTGGTAGGTACACGGAAGATGAGAATGTATTCAAAGACAAAACAACAACAACAACCAACAGCGGAGCGAGTCCGTTTTAATAATATGAAAATAAAATTAGGAAATGAAATATTCCCAACCAAAGTAAGTATCATAGGTTATCTTTCTAAACACTTACAAAACGCTGAGTTAGGAGATACTATTAAAGAGGGAGAAGAATTATATTGGGTTCTAAAAGATTTATTATATAAGCACCCTAACAGCGATAAGAAAATAGGAGTAGGACTAAGGAACTTTTTTGTAGGCGAACCTCCTGTTTATCCTGGTCGTTGTTTTTATATCAGACGCACTGACGGAAGCGTTGAAGATTTCTCCACTAAAAAACCTATAAACCAATTATGAAAATACTATTCTTTGATATAGAAACAAATGGCATTGAGGACTTCACTAATCTGAGTGACCTAAAGGTCTGTCATTGCTTATCCATATACGATCCAATAGCAGGTAAGATGATTACCTTTAGTGGAGATGGGATAAAGGAAGGAACAAGGATGTTAGCAAAAGCTGACAAGATTGTAGGACATAACATCGTAGGCTTTGACCTACCTGCATTAGCTAAGTTATACAACTTCCATCCACCGTTAGTACAAGTACAGGATACATTGATTATGTCTCGTGTTATATACCCTGACCTTAGAGAGGATGACTTCAAGCGAAAGGACTTTGATCCTAAGATGATTGGTAGTCATAGCTTGAAAGCATGGGGACACAGGATGGGTAAGATGTTAAAGCTTACATACGGAGAGAACGAGGATGCTTGGGATAGCTACAATGAAGAGATGAAGAAGTATTGTGAACGAGATGTCCTTGTTACTAAGACCTTGTACGAACACTTCCTTAGTAAAGAACCCAGTAAGAAGATGGTGGATATAGAACATTGGTTCGCTTACATCATTCGCTTACAAGAACAAGCAGGGTTTGGGTTTGATATAGCAGCAGCAGAAGCGTTAGAACAAAAGCTGAATGTCACACGAGCTAGGTTACAAGACAAACTACAAACTATGTTTGAACCTACAGTTAAGAAGATGAAGACTCCGAAGGGATACACATTAACTGTTGAACATATGGATGGAGTAGAAGTAATCAACGCACCTACCAAAGCAAAGTTAAAAGCTATTCTCAAAGAGAGAGGCATGGTACAGAACCTAGTTAACAAAGCTGAAGCACTTGATGTAAAGGAGGAGATCATACCGTTCAACCCTGGTAGCAGGAAGCAGATCAAGGAACGCTTTGAAGAACTAGGGTTTGAGATACCTGTCAGTGAGGATGGCAAGACAATCAAGGTAGATGAATCTACTCTTAAAAAGATAAACCACCCAGCTGCCGAGCTTCTGCTCGAATATTTGTTAGTCGTAAAAAGACTAGGAGCATTGGCGGAGGGCGAGAATGGGTGGCTTAAACTAGTTAAAGATAAGAGGCTACACGGACGAGTCAATACAAACGGTGCAGTGACAGGTAGATGTACACATTCCAAACCTAACCTAGCACAAGTACCTGCCACTAGAGCAGAGTATGGAGAGGAGTGTAGAAGTTTATTCATTCCACTTAACGGTAATGTATTAGTAGGTGTTGATGCTAGTGGACTTGAGTTAAGAATGCTTGCACATTACCTAGCTAATTGGGACAAGGGTGAGTACGCTAGGAATATATTGGAAGGAGATATACACACTGTTAATCAGAAAGCAGCTAACCTAAAAACCAGAGACCAAGCAAAGACATTCATCTATGGATTCCTTTACGGTGCTGGACCAGCTAAGATAGGAGAGATTGTAGGTGGTGGTTCAAAGGAGGGGGCAATCTTAAAGAAGAAGTTCCTGTCTAACTCACCTGCGTTAAAGATACTGAAGCTCAGGATAGAGGAGAAAGTAAAACGATCTGCTTGTTTAATAGGACTAGATGGTAGAGTATTACCAGTCAGATCAGAACACGCTGCACTTAATATGTTACTTCAATCAGCAGGTGCTGTGGTTATGAAGGTAGCTTTGATTAGCTTACACCGTAGATTAAATGAGTTAGGTTGGGAACACGGTAGAGAGTACACCTTTGTGGGTAACATACACGATGAGTTCCAAGCTGAAGTTAAACCTGACCTAGCTGAGACATACGGACAGTTAGCTGTGCAAGCAATCAAACAAGCAGGTAAAGACTTGAAGTTACTCTGTCCAATGGATGGTGAATACAAGATAGGTAAGTCATGGGCAGAGACACACTAGAACACGATTACTACTTGAAGGTTGCAGAATTGTACGATACAGTTGACCTTACATATCCTATGCCATCCTCTAAGACCCAACGAATCGGAGCAATAGCAGAGTCTAGGTTTACCACTGAATGTTTAGAACGAGACTTTGAACCTCATGTACCTACCACACCTATGCCTTGGGACTTCATTGTCACTTGCCCAGCAGGTACTTTAAGAGTACAGATCAAAGCGACAGGTAAGAAGTCATCAGCTAATACATACACTATAAATAGTAGCACAGGATGTAAGGGAAAGTCTGCTATGTGTGACTCAATAGATGTGGTGGGTTGCTATGTGTTACCTGAAAAGATGTGGTGGTTAATACCAAGAGGACACATAAAGGGACTATCCCTAAAACTAAACATCCTACCAGATAGTAAATCAAAACATAAAAAATACCAAGAAAACTGGAGCATATTCTATGAGTAAAACAACCATACTAATTGACGCAGATGTATTAGCATTTGAATCATCAATAATAGCACAAGAAAATATACAATGGGAAGAGGAGCTTTGGACTGTACACGCAGACATGGCAGTAGCAAAGAACAGAGTCATTGGAAGGATAGAACAATTCAAGGACTTACTAAAAGCAGATGAAGTAGTGTTAGCACTTAGTGACCGAGCAAACTTCAGAAGGAAACTATTCCCTGATTATAAATCTAACAGAAGGAAGTCAGTGTTACCTATCATCTTAAAGCCTATGAAGGAATGGATGATTAACGAACTAGATGCACAGCTATGGGCAAACATAGAAGCAGATGATGTGTTGAGTATCTTAGCTACTGAGTATCCTAACAGACAAGACAAGAGAATCATTGTTAGTATAGACAAGGACTTCAAAGGAGTACCAGGAATATACTATGATTATAACAGAGAAGAATACCATGAACCAACAGAGGAAGAAGCAGATAACTTCCACTTGATACAGACTTTGATGGGAGATTCGACTGATGGATTCAGTGGGGTAAAAGGAGTCGGTCCTGTTGCAGCTGAGAAATGGTTGAACTCGAACGGATACACTTGGGAATCTGTTGTTGCTTTGTATGAGAAGAAGGGACAAACAGAACAGGATGCTTTAATAAATGCTTGGATGGCAAGACTACTAAGAAAAGAACAATACAATAAAAAACAAAAACAAATAACAAAACTATGGACACCAAAGAATTACCAAACTCAGGACAAAAGGAGAATTACATCACAGGTGCACAGCGTGACAGGGCTACTGGACGAGGACGATTCAGCCTTATTCCTCCAATCGCCCTTCGATCCCTTGCCAAACGATATGAAGAAGGAGGAAGACTCTACGGAGACAACAACTGGCACAACGGATTCCCACTCAGTAGATTAATAGATAGTATGAATAGACATCTGTTAGCATTGAACGAAGGAGATGACCAGGAAGATCACGCAGGTGCTATACTTTGGAATGCCAGTGCTTTCCTGTGGACCGAGGATCAAATAACAAAGGGGAACTTACCACAAGAACTAGATGATAGGAGTTATATAAATAAATGATTGCACCTATAAAAGAAGACGAACCTTTAAGAGCTGATGGATTTGATGAAGCTATTATAGGTGTTGATTATGCACAAGGTAAGTTTGTATATGCTATAGAACTTATGTTAGAGAAGATGATGCAAGAACCTGATAACAAGACAATGGAAGAAGCGATAGAATACTTTGACTTTAATATTGGATGTGCTTATGTAGGAGAGATGACACCAATATTTATATGGACTAACACAGACGCTAATGAATAACGAAGAAGATATACTACTACCAGCTATAAGTGAAACCTTAGTTAACAGACTAGAAAAACTATTCCCTGATAAATGTCCTGACTTGACGAACACAGAAAAAGATGTTTGGTTTAAGAGTGGACAAGTGTCTGTAATTAGATTCCTTAGACAAACTTATAAAGAACAGCTTCAACAAAACATCATAACAAAAGACTGACCATGTGCATGTCAACACCAGATATTCCTCCACCACCTCCACCTCCAGCACCACCGCCACCACCGCCACCTGTTGCTGAAGCACCTAAGACTGTTAGACAAACGCAGCCTAAGAAGAAGAGGAGAGGAGCACAAGCTCAGTTAAAGCGTTCAGCTAGACCTACAATAGGTGGGATGTCAGGTGGTACTGGTGTCTATATGTCTTCTTAATAACAACATAACTATATAATATCATGCTTCGCACACTCTCAAAAAAGACTTTGCTATCATCTGTTACTTCAACAGGGGCTGGCAGTTCATTCTCAGTAGAGCGTTCTAAGGGTT